AGACGTACTACCACAACTCAAAGCAGTTGGTTATGATGCAAAGGACATCTATGTAACTTGGGTGCTGACAAACTATCATACTGCTGTGCAAAATAATGCTGGTAGAAGTAGAGTTGTCCCAAGCGATATTCTTTTGAAGACGCACGAGGGCGCTGCTCAAACAATGTCACAGATTATCAAGGGTAAACTTCCTAGAGGAATCAATGGTGCTGTAAATGTTATTTTGAATAATAGAGAGAATACTATTCCTTGGACAGATAAAGACGGTAAACCTATGAAAACATCTGCTGGTGGTATTATTGTCAAGGATTTCACTTATGTGAACTTGAAAAAAGAAGGTAAAAGATTCAACAAAGAAACTGATGTTCAGAAACAAATTTACGATTGGATTAAAAGCAATGTTCCTGATACAGCACTCAAATCAACTGATGAACCAGAATTATAGGAGATAGATATGCCATTGCCCGGTTCAAAAAGAAATAAATCTATTAAACCACAATTCCTTCAAGAGATAGTTGAGCCTGAGGTTCAAGTAGAAGAAAAAGCGGAAGAACTACAAGAGATTCTGGAACCAGAAGTTCAAGTAGAAGAAAAAGCGGAAGAACTACAAGAGATTATAGAACAACCAGTTAATGTTCCTCCACAGCCTGAGAAAGAAGAAGAGAATGCACTCATCAACGAACAGCCGTTGGCCGATCACCAAAAAACAAAACCACAGAATAAAAAGCGCGGAATTGTGTCAAGAATCTTCAAATCAGGTGGAGAATTTTGATCATCTAACTGATAATATTGATGAGAAAGAAAAAACCAAAGAAACTCTAAAGAATGGTCTTTTAAGTTTTCTTAAGTATGTAGAGAAGGTGGAAGATGAGAAACTTCCTAACAGGAAATGAATTTGTATGGTTTTTCGGAATCATCGAAGACCGTAATGACCCTATACGACTCGGCAGGGTCCGTGTACGGTGTATTGGTTTCCACACCGATGATAAAGACCAAATACCTACTGAGGACTTACCATGGGCTCAGCAACTTCAAGATATCACATCTGCGGCTAGTGGTGGAACGGGCAGAAGTCCCACGGGAATCCTAGTTGGTAGTTGGGTAATTGGTTTTTTTGCAGATGGTAATCGCGCGCAAGAACCCATCATTTTAGGTACTCTAGCTGGTATTCCAGCAAGTACTGATGAGAGTGATGTAAACAAACTTGCTCGTGGTATCAACTCAATCAGTAAGACTCCTGATAGTGTAACTGGAGAACCAGCTTCACCTTATGCTGCAAAATATCCTACTAACCATGTATTTGAATCTGAATCAGGCCATGTTGTAGAGATTGACGATACTGATAATGCTGAAAGAATACATGTGTATCATAGGTCCGGTACATTCATTGAAATGCATCCTAATGGAGATGTTGTAACACATCACAAGAATGGTTTCAGAACAGTAACAGGAAATGATAAGTTACATGTTACTGGTGATTTGAATATTGTTGCAGACGGTAATGTCACAATAGACGGTAAAACTATCAATCTAAATAGTGGTACAAAGGGTGCTGCTAGAGTTGGTGATACTGCTGATACTGGCGATCAAGGTGGTGGATCACACTTTGATGTAAATGCCGCTGGCACTAACATTATTGAATCTGGCTCTAGAACAGTGTTTATTGGAGACTAAATATTAATTAAATCTGAAAGATCACAGAATCTATTTTACCACAATTTTACAATTTGTCAAGGGCAAAAGAATGAATAATCATGATAATCTAGTAAATTTGTTTGAAACGTATATCGCTGAAAGTGAAAAGTTTGAACAAGGTAATGCATCAGCAGGAACAAGAGCAAGAAAAGCACTTGCAGAGATAGCCAAACTTTGCAAAGAAAGACGTGCAGAGATACAATCTATCAAGAATAGATCATAAATAGTTGATCACAGTAAGGAATAACAATGGCTGGCTCAAAAGAAACGGTAGTGTTTAGTGATTTCGATAGTCTCTTTCAGGCTAACCCAATCACCAAAAAATTGAACACAAATGTAAATAGAGAAGCAGTGAAAGAATCTGTTCGTAACTTGATTCTTACTGACTACTTTGAAAGACCATTTCGTAGTGACATTGGTTGTTCCATTCGTTCTTACTTGTTTGAGTTATTTTCCCCAGCACTAAAGCAAACAATGGAAAATGCTGTTATTGAAGTTATTAATAACTTTGAACCAAGAGCGGATGTTCTTGACGTATTGGTAGAAGATCGTTCTGATCTGAATGCTATTTCCGTAACTGTCGCTTTTCAAATTCGCAATGATGTTACCCCTGTTGTCATAGATGTAATCTTAGAGAGAGTTCGATAATGGCCGCCAATACATATCTAGAAGTTACTGAAGTCGATTTTGAGGACATTCGTAGCAATCTAAAATCATTCTTAAGTTCACAAACACAGTTCAATGACTACGACTTTGAAGGTAGTAACATGTCTGTGCTTTTGGACATTCTTGCTTATAATACACATTATAATTCGTTTTATACAAACATGCTTGCAAACGAGATGTTTTTGGATACAGCACAGCAGAGAGATAGTGTTGTATCAAGATCAAAGGAACTTGGTTATATCTCCCGTTCTGCAAGAGGTGCAACCGCTAACGTAACAATTACATTTGCAGGGATTGCTAATACAGTATCTTCATTCAATCTTCCAAAGAATTCAAAGTTCACTACAACCATTGACGATATTGCATACACATATGTTACTCCAAATGATGTTATTATTAATAATGTAGCCAATACATTCAGTCAAGCTATTTCTATTACCGAAGGTGAGCCTCTTACTCAAAGATTTACTGTCAGCACTTCTAATCCTCGTAGATATGTTTTACCTAATGAAGATATTGATACGAGAAGTATTTCAGTAAGAGTACAAGAATCAGCAAGTAATCTAGCAAATACTGTTTTTACACAAGCCACAAATATTCGTGAAGTAAACTCAACATCTCCTGTATATTATTTGCAAGAGTCTGCTGATAAGAAATTTGAGATTTATTTTTCAGATGGTGCTTTAGGAAAACCTTTGAAGAATAATCAGATTGTTATTGTAGACTATCGTGTGTGTAATGGACCGGAAACAAATGGTGCTAATACTTTTAGTATCGACACGATTAATATTACTCCATCATATTCATCTACCTCACTTATAGTTAATTCTGTAGCAAGGGGTGGTGTTGATTTAGAGAGCGTTGATAGTATTAAATTTAATGCACCAAGAAACTTTGAAGTTCAGAACAGAGCGGTTATCAACAACGACTATCAAAGAATTCTTTTGAATGAAAATACTGATCTATCCTCAGTCACAGCTTTTGGTGGTGAGCAAGCGATTCCACCAGTTTTTGGTAAGGTGTTTATTGCTGTAAAACCTACTGGTGAACAATTTGCTACCGCTCTCAGAAAGCAAGAAATTCGTGAAAGCATTCTTGATAGAACACCACTTGGTATTGATCCTGTTATGCTTGATGCAGATTACATTTATATTATTTCTACAGTCAGAACTTTCTTTGATTCACTTAAAACAACTCTGACATCCTCCGCAACAATCGCTTCTATTCGTACTGCTATCGACGCTTTCGATACTGCAAATCTTGAAAGGTTTGGTAACAAGCTAAGATACTCACGTCTTGTTCGCGCACTTGATAACACAAACGAATCTATTCTTAACAATGATGTATCACTAAAACTTCAAAAACACTTTGTTCCAAATACAAATGTTGAAGAAAAAGTTACCTTGAGGTATAGCAATCCACTAAGAACAGGAACACTATCTTCTACAAAGTTTACCTTCAATGGATTTGATGCATTCTTAGATGATGATGGTTTAGGTAATGTAAATATTTTCCGCTACAATGCTGATAAGCAAAAGGTCAACATTGTAACTGCTGCCGGCTCAATAGACTATACAACAGGACTTGTTGAAATTGAAAAATTTAGACCTTCAGCATTTGATGGTATTGAGACGAAAGTCACAGTTGAACCCGTAAATTTAGATGTTACTCCCGTGCGTGAACAGATATTGATTATGAGAGGAAACGATGCTACAATTTCTGCTATTGGTGAGATCGACTAATGGCCATTGAGAATAAACTCTCAACTTTAATTCAAGGACAGTTCCCTTCTTTCTATGCGGAAGAAGGGGAAAACTTTATTCTGTTCATGAAGGCATACTATGAGTTCTTAGAGCAATCTGGTAAACAAACTCATGAGTTAAGAAAACTCCAAGAATATAAAGATGTTGATGATACTCTTGATGAATATATCGAATACTTTCGTAGCACAGTCCTAGCAGAAATACCAGAAAATATTGTTGCTAATAAAAGACTCTTAGCAAAAAATATTAAAGATTTCTACCAAACAAAAGGTACACTTTCTTCATACAAGTTACTATTTCGTATCCTGTACAATGAAGATGTGGAGATTAACTATCCAGCGGATCAAATTCTAAAAGTATCTGATGGTGACTGGCGTATTGACAGATACCTCGTCACAAGTCATGATGTTAATAATATTCCATTTATTGGTAAAACTATTCGTGGCAATGATTCTGGTGCTGAAGCACTTGTAGAGAATATTATAAAAAGAACAGTTCGTGGCCGTTTAATTGATCAGATATATGTTTCAAAAATTAAAGGAAAGTTTAATCATCTTGAACCTATCAAATTAGTAAATGGTAATAATCCAACGACACATACTCCAATTATTGAAGCTGGTATTAGCAACTTTACAATTATATCTGGTGGTTCTAGATATCGGCCCGGCGATGTTGTAGATATTATTTCAAATGATAAAGGTAGGTTTGGTAAGGTTGTTGTTACAAAAGTAGTAGACTTAGAAGGCGCTATCACATTTTCTATTATCGATGGTGGTTCGGGATATTCTTCTAGCATAAATGATA